GGAGCCGTGAAGGGCCTCACTTTGGGATCAACGAATAGTACGAGTGCGTCAACGCTTCAGAGCGGCTCTGGAGCACTTAATGTGACTGCAACAGGTGGCGCATTAACGATAAACTCTGGAACGGGTACACTTTCTATTTCTAGCGATGCTTCTGCTGCAACGGTAAATATTGCAACCGGAGGTGCCGCAAAAGTTGTGACTCTTGGCAGTACGAATGGTGCGAGCTCTTTGGCCTTAAAAACAGGAACAGCTGACTTTACATTGGCTTCTGCAACTGGAACTGTGATGTCTGCATTGGATACTGGAGAATGTACTTATCCGTTGCAGTCTGCATTTTTAGCATATCTTGCTTCTGACGACAATAATGTGACTGGAGCTGGAACTATATATACGCTTGGAACAAATGTAGCATTAACAGAGGTGTTTGATCAAGGTGGTGACTTCAATACTAATGGTACCTTTACGGCTCCTGTCACAGGTCGATATAACCTTGGTTTTTTTTGTAACATGTTTGGCTGTACAATTGCTAGTACGTTTCAAGCTAGAATTGTGACGTCAAATCGAACATACTTTGTTTTTTATGCTAGAGCAGCTAGCGCTAATGCTCAGAATATAGCTGAATTTACTCTTGCTGACATGGATGCGGCTGATACATGCACATATCGAGTTTATGCTGCTGGTGAGGCGGCTGATACAGTTGAAGTAGATGGAGATGCGTCATGTGTTACATACGTATATGGTAATTTAGTTTGTTAGAAAGGGAAAATATGAAAATTTCAGTAAACGATCAAGAATTATTTACACTTACAGAAACACAAAAATCTGTAATTAAAAACGATATACATTCAGATGAATTTGATGCCGATATGAAGCGTCGCTTGGAATATATTTTAACTCACAAATACGAGCAATGCTTTAGGCGTCTCAAGCAAGAATGGGATCCAAAACTACCATCTTTAGGCGTAGCTTCAGTTCCAACAGACCCAGATGCATACGCACAATTAGTATTCGCTCAGCCGTGTTATAAATGTCGCAAGACAAGAGATTTAGAAGCTAAAGCAGCAGAAGAAGCAAGAATAGCTGCGCTTCAAGGAGAATAATATGTCTGATAGAGGTCTTACAGGAGCAAATACTCTCGCCTACAGGGGCGTGAGGCCGAGCACTCCTCCAAATTTAGTAATGCACCCCAGAAGGCCAACTGTAAACGATTACTTGTCATTCTGTGTTGGTGATATCTGGATAGATAGCTCTGGAAGATTATTAACTCCACCGGTATTTCCTGGAAACGGTGATGTGTACATGCTTACAAGCGTTGCTGGTAACGTTGCATCATGGGTTCCATTTATTGGTGGATTAATGTCGCTTTCTGGTGATATTGGTGCCCATGTTCATGGTGATGTTAATCAGAATATACAACTGACTTCCAATATTGGAAATCTTACGATTACTGGAAACCCTGGAGCGAATCGATTAGAATTTGATTCATCTGGTGGTGGAACTTTTGTAGAGAAGTTAATCTCAGATGATTTTGTTGACGTCTTGCCAGCTGGTGCCGGACAGATTTATATACATGGCGTTAATGGTATCACAACAACTGGTTTTGGTAGCACTGTAACCATAGATGGTGCAGGAGCATCAGCATTAACTACATATACAACAAATGCAGGCAATGCGGTGCCTGCTGCTAATGTATTAAATGTTCTTGGAGCTGGAAGCGCAGTGACTACTGGCGCAGGAAATACTGTGACTATTACTGTTCCAGCGATTCCCGTAGTACCTTTAGGAGCTAGAGATTATTCGTTTTCAGTATATCTAGCTGGTTTAGTTAATAATGTTACGGGAGATGATACGCATTATAAGATTCTATTTGATACAGTTATTTTTAATATTGGTGCATGCTATAACACTGGAACGAATTTATTCACAGCTCCAGTCAATGGTATATACATGTTTACAGCTTCTGTTACCTTATTTAGCGGTAGCGCATTAGGAACAGTGAATTTTGGCGATACTTATCTTGAATGTCCTGGTGCTGCCTATGTTCCTGGTGGGGCTATACTTAGGTCTAATCTGGGATGGGTAGCGGATGATGCCGGGCATCATATGAATGAAGATACTTATATTATAAGATTGAATGCAGGAGACACTGTTTATTATACTGTTAATGCTACATATGGCGCTGGAGCAGCAAAAACAATGGGTGTTGGTGGTGGCACACAAACAGCTTTTGCTGGGGCGCTTTTAGCAAGTTTATAATATAAATATTTTGAATTGTATGATACACTGCTAATAATTGGTTAAATGAAATAATTATAGAGACAATTGTTAAAAAAGATGAAGAACTATAAACAAAAATCAGGAATGTTAATGATATGGCGGGCTGTAATTATGACAGTTATAGCGCTACCAGTCTTCTGGGTTGCATACAAAGTATGTGCTCCAAAAGAAGTTAAACCAGAGATACATTATTCAAGAGATCTTAGTGATATCGCATTTGAGACAAACTCAAGAGGCGAGATAACAAGAGTACGATGAAAGGGCACGATGGTGACTGTTTGGATAAAAGCATTAATAGTAGCTGGATCTTTATTTGTTGGACTAGCTTCGGTTTATATGCTTAAAATGAGGCAAGATAATCCAGTAGAAGAGGTTTGTGAAGAAGTTATCAAGGATCAGACTGGTCTAACAATAGATCTTAGTCCTGGAAGTGAAGAAAATAAAACTCCTGCTGAAAACGATAAATCAGCAGGAGAAGCTACAGCCAAGGATAAAACCCTGTAGCGTTAGCAGTGTTCTTCTTTTTTTAATGGTAGCCCCGGACAACTGGGGCTCATTTATTGGGAAATCTTCTTTTCTACGTAATTCTCTTCTTCTATTGGGTATGTACCAACCAACTCCCATTTTGGCTTTTCACTGTCTTTACTGGTTTGTCGGTAAACCGTGTAGTCAGTCTTACCGATTATCTGTATCTCTGCACCGTAATCAGCCATGTCGTATTCGTTGGGCTCTCCGTGCCGTATTAAAACTTCTTTTTCTTCCACTATTAACCTTTCTTGTTTATAGTTTACTTATTACCGTTTCTTTCATTCTTTATAGCTCTAATTCTGTTCATAGAGACTTGGAATTTAGCTTTTGGCATATCTGCCAAGCTCTGGATCTTCAAACCATCTAAAACCATTTCACAGATATCTGGATATTCGGCTAGCTCGTACTCTGCCTCTTGTCGTTGCTCGACTGTTATAACTTCTATTGTATTCTCTTTTGGATTATATTTCGTATTTAATGCTACACCTTTTGCGAAAGTATCTCTAGTTGTGGCAACGGCTGCTTCTCCATCGTCATCGTTATCACCAACTGTAACACCAATAAGTGCAGCATAACACATTCTTTTTTGGTATGTAACGGCTGAAGATACAGACTGCACGTCATTTTTTACTGGAACAATTCTTAACTTGGATTGTATCCATTGCCCAGAAACATGCCACAAAGTTGTGTATAAAATTAACTGACCGTCATCTTGATGGATGATTTGTTGGGTAACGCTTAAACCATTTTTGGTAAGACTTGGCCTTGCAGCGGAAACAATACTAGATAAATCTGCATAAGCACTTTTGAAATACGGATTACTTTTATTTGTTTCAGCATTTTCAAATTCACTTTGAGCTTTGGCCAGAGAAGTAGCTAGATCTTTGATTTCAACGCTTCTATTTGCCTCAGGTTGAACGATTTTAGATTTAAGAACTTCCTCTATCGCTAATTTGAGTTCTTTGAATTGTGACTGAATTTCGAGCATCTCTTTAATTTCCATTAAGTTCCTTGTTTTTATAATCTTTGATAAATGACGTCATAGCAACTATAAATTCGTTCAAATATTTAGATGCGTCAATTCTTTTTCTCATCGATGATTCAAGTAATGGTTTTTTGTATGCAATTTCCACATTTTCATTTGAATCAAATGTTATTTCTGTTAAGAATATTCTATATGAATTGTTATTTTTTTCATCTGATTCCCAAGAAAGTCTCGTATGATAATTTCCTATAATTTTTATAGAGTGCCAAAAAGTAATAAATAGTTTTAATTTTTTTAATGTTTCTTCTATTTCTCGTATTCTTTCAGAGTTATTATCAAGATACTCTAAAAACTCTTTTGCGTTTGTCTCTAATTCCTTTAATAAAGGATTTTTTATTTCATTCATTCGATTTAATTCCTTTAGTCTTTCTTTGCATATTTTTTCACAATTTCTGGCTCTTTCTCCTGTTGAATAGCATTCAAAGCAAATATTGCATTGAACACAATCATGGATATCGTATGGTAGACTCATTTTGTTTCCTAATTTTTTTGATCGCCGTATATTTCTTTCATTTTTTCATGCATCCAAACTTTTTCTTCATCTGTTAAGCATATAGATCTTATTCTAATAAGATCGTTGATTATTTCTTTCTCTCTATCTGTTAATTCTACAGAAAACTTGCAGAATAATTCTTCTACGTTAGATAATAAGCATCCACAAAATCTTGTTAACTGTTCTTTTAATCTTTGTTGAGCAAATTTATCTTGTTTAGTTAGGTGATTTTCGTATATCATATCAAACATCCATTTAAAAACTTTTTCTGTTCGTTGTACAAGCAATATTATGTTTTCGTCATAAAATTTTTCATTGTTAAATTTATTGAACGATTTCATCAAGTCTAAATAATCTTTATCTATTCTTTCTATTTGATATGATTCTAATTCTGGCAATTTGTTTTTATTAAACATTTTATTTCCCTATTTTCTGTTCCATATTTCTTTAATAAATTTTTCTAAATCTCCGCTTTGGTTGCATTTTTTATTAAAGCATTTATAAGTGTTGAACTAGTGTCATTTTATCTTCCCAACTTATCGTTTATTTCTTCTTCAACCATCTCAGCTTTTGGAAAAAAATACGTTTCACTATCAATAACATAGTTTCCCTTTTCATCACGAATATTTTTTCCGTTTTTGTCTAATTTATACGCTATATATTTAATTTCATTTAAAGGCCTTAATTTTAAGCCGCCTTCTACTTTTGCTATAGGTATTTCTATTGAACCGTCTTTATTTTTTATGACTTTTGACCTGATTCTCATTTTTTACCTTTATAATTTATATATATTTTTTCTTCAAATATTAATGGTACATTCTTTTTATCTGCAACTACGCAGTTTTCTGGGCAAAAATTTTTCTTGGTATCAATTCTTTTTATTAGTAAATATTGAACGTCATAATCTTTAAAATATTCAAAGAAGTTTTTAAAATCCTTCCATTCATCGCATACTTCAATTCCAATTGCGCCAAATTTAGAATATCTAGCATTGTTTTTATGATAACATTTAGCCATCATGTTGTACCATCGTGTATACAAAGAATATTCTTTGCTACCTTTGGGATATCTAAATTTACAATGGCTTAGAATTTTATTCATTTTCTATGACTATTTTCCCAGTATTAAAGTTGAATTTTAGATCATTTACGAATGTTTGCAGGTTTCCAGTTTTTTTGCATTTAAAACATTTGTAAGTTTGGTCTTCATCTTTTTTTGCGCATATTTTAAAAGTAGCTAAAGTCCATCCATCAGTTGTTTCAATAGATCTACAATATGGGCAAATTGCGCAATAATAGTCTTTTACAATATCTTTTTTTACTTGCATACCTTTGTATTTCTTTAGCAACGAGAGTAAAGTCATCTTATCTTCCCAGCTTATCGTTAATTTCTTCTTCAATCATCTCGGCTTTATATTTTGCTGTTCTCTTAACATACTCTGTATCGTTTTGATTCTCAATAGCTCTTTTGCAGCAATCTCTTTCCCATAATAGATTTTCTCGTTCTTCTGGGGTGAACTGTGTGCTTTTTAAGATGCGATCTATCATGGCAAGTCTTTCTTTTAAGTCCATGTTATTCTCCTTTGCCCTCAAATTCGCTTATCTCTTTTTCTAGTCTTTCTTTTCTGCTTTCTAATTCTTCTATTTCTTTTATGGTGTAATGTAATGATTTTTTTGCTTCTCGGATATTATATTCTTCAAGCAAATGCTTATCATCCTCAGTTGTTTCTGGAAGTCCTTTTATCCAAGCAGCTATTTCTTTTGGTGCCTCTATTTGTCTTCTTTCTAGCCTCTCTCTGTATCTTCTTGCATACATTTCTCTAGTAGTTTCTTTATTCATATCGTTTCCTTATCGTTTGTAGATTTTTAAACACTTACGAATATAGAATAACATGAAAATTATGAAAAAGCAAGAAATATATTAAAAAGATTGTAAAAGTATAAAAATATGCTAATATATAAGTAAGATTAAACTTTAAAACGGGAGACATTATGTCTGAAATAGAGAAAATAAAGGATTTGCAAGATAGATTGCAGAAAATAAGGGTAAGAGATTTATTGGGTGAAAAGGCAACATCAAGGGAGATAGGAATAAATGCCCAGTGTTTGAAGATGTTTATTGAGGGGGTTGGAAGACCCCAGTTTGTTACATTGGCTAAGATAGAGAGATTTATTAAGCAAAGAGAAAGGGACTGTAATGGAATTTGAAGTAATATTAATTTTGGCGTCTTTGTTTGTCCCCAGCATAGTGATAAACATCGTCTCATGGATATTAATGGATAGATGGATGGCGAGAAAATATCGTAAGTTATTATATGAGGTAGGTAAAATTTTCGAAAGGCAGACAGATGAATAAAGAAGAATTAAAAGCGCTTAGAAAAAGACTGGATGATTATTTGAGAAAGTTAGTGAATAAAGATAAAGAAATAGGTTGTATTGATTGGAAAGATGCTCATATTTTTAATATTGAGATTAATATGGTTATTATTAATTTGATACTTCAAGAAAACGAAGAACCAAAAGAAAGCAAGCCTGATAAGATCAAACGATTAGTAGCTCGTCTGTGTGATTTATATTCTTATAAAGGATTCAATATAGCTCTTAGCCGATCAAATTTTGATTTTGAAGAAATAGAGGAACTCGAAAAAGAGATAGACGAATTATTAAAAGATCTGTAAAGTTAGCTATATTGAATTGCTTTAGAAATTAGAAAAGCCCGGGTTGCCCCGAGCCAATCTAGAAACCACTTAATTAAAAGTGATAAATTTTAAATCTTTCGTTCCCCCTTATTACTCCCATGACGAAAGTTAAGTTTCTGAAAGATCTTTTAGTATTTTATTCAACCTGCAACCTTCCCGGGTAAACAAAATGATTTCAAATACGGTACAAGTATCTCACAAATCCCCAACAAGTCAAGAAAATATTCATAATATTTTAATTAAACTATCAAGAAGACGAGTTAGAGTATTAGATCTTCTATTGGATATGTTTTTTAGATACCCAAAAGTTTACATGTCACAAGATTTTATTGCTAAAAAAGTTGGCTATGCAAGCAGGGAAATTGCCAATAGAGCTTTGCAGGAATTAGAGAATCTTGGTCTTATAACAATCATCCCGCAAGAACACAAAAAACCAGGTTACACTTGCCAATATTTGGTATCAACAATATTCACTAAAGAACTGTGTAAAAAGCTATCCAACTTCTTTAAGTCTTTCAGGTTTTTCAATGTGAAATATCTCTGTAGCGATTGGCTTCCAATCAAACAAGAACAAAAAGTCACACTAGTTAATCTTTCTCTTAAAGAAAATTTATTTAAACAAAAACCGACTGACTGTAATAAAGTAGGCGGTCAGTTCGGGTCAGGTCAAAAAAATACAGCTAGTAAAGAAGGAAGTAAAATGAGCGAGATAGTTTCTACGCCTGCAACAAACAGAGCCGTAGATGAATTGAATCTTACGCCGTGGGGCAAGATTCGCTTGAGATTATTTGAAGATGAGGTAATATTTTATGCATTGGATATTTTGAAGAATGCTGAAGGCATCAAAAATCCTTTTGCATTCTTCTTTAAAACAGCCACCAAGTACAGTTTTGAAAAAAGAATACCGCTAAACGATAAACGTTATGCGTTTTTAAAAGAGGCTTACGCTATGCCTGCAGAAGCTCAATTTGTATACAAAGAAGGGGAAGAAAACTTAAAGGGGGAAAAAGTGACATATAAAAACAAGTCGAAACTGGTAGAGCGACCGTACAATCCAGAAGCTGAGAGATGCGGAGAGATTTCTAGACGCAAAGACGAAGAGTGGGAAGAGAACAAACGCATTGCAGATGAAAAAAGAAGAATCTATTGGGCTAAGCAAACATATTTAGAAAAACACGATAATCAAACTCAAGACAACTTACCTTTTTAAGGAAAATGAATGAATGAAGAAAAAATAATTAGATGTTCTTGTAAGGGTTGCGAAAGGCCTGCGGTTGCAACATGTTCGGTTAGGGGATTAATAAAACGTCCTTTTTGTCAGCAGCATCTTGTTGGAAAGGCTAAACTAATTCCTGGTTTCAAACGATGACGTTGTTAGATAACCCAAATTACAAATCACCTGAAAAGATACTTCAGGAAGCCACAGAAAATTTTACTAAAAAAGAACGACAAGCCATGCTAGATTTACTCGCTAGAACACAATATTATGCTGATTTTGATAAAAATTACGAGCTCGTAAGCGAGTGCGAAATTGCAGCAAAGTGGGTTCAAAAAGATACAAAAGGTAATGGTTTAGCTGCTATGAGTTTAGGAGTTATTGTCAAACTTTTAGGCGAAGAAACTGCAGAAGGCTTAAGTTTTACTAAATCTTCTGAAGATTATATGTGGGCTTCTATTCGCAAGGACGACCAATGAAAGAAAGAAAAGAAATACTAGAAAAAGAGGGTTTCTCTGAAAAAGATCTAACGATAATGACTGAGTTTTTTACGCTGCTTCATGAAATAGATGTAGAAGGTCGGGCCGAGTCGGCCCCCCAAAAAACTTCAAAAAAATCGCTTATCAAAAGCAAAAAAGCTGTGGTACTATCTCTGAAATAAAAAAAGTCGGCCCTAATTAGGCCTAACTTTTTGTTAGCGAATTTAGCAAATGTGTTAGTTCGCTGTGAGGTCACGGTGGGATAGAATTAAGATGACTATTCTTTGAATTTCTTTTACATTCGTAAGTGTATCCATTTGGGGGTTTAACCCACGGAGTTTACGAATGAAAGTTTTACGTTCAAGATCTTATGTTATCCCCGGCCCATGTGTCCCATTAGCACGAGCACGATTCGCCAAAGGCAGAGTATTTGATAACCAAAAGAAGATAAAGTTAATCGCTGGTATACATCTCAGATCACAACATGGCATCGAGCCATTATTTGCCAGCACCCCCCTCAAATTAGAAGTTACGTTCTTTATGGAAATCCCCAAAACACGCATAAAACATGTTCATGAAGGTGATTATCATTTCTATAAGTGCGATAATGATAATCTAATTAAGTTTTTATGCGACATAGGAAATCATGTAATTTGGGTTGATGATTCACTCATTTCAGTTATAATTAGTACCAAGAAATACAGCAAAGACGCACGCACCGAATTTACAATTAGCGAACTTAAATAACTTCCCCGCATTGTGATTAAAACATTGTATTAACCGCCCCTATGGGGTACGCGACTACAATCATAACGATCTTAATCAGTACTCTTTGCGGGGTATACAAAGAAGAAGAAATGAAGAAGATATCTAAAATTACTAAGCCTAGCATTCTTGATGGTTACAGTCCAAAAAACCCAGATCCCAAATGCACGCAGATATGGGACGAATACAGAAGTAACAAAACAGGAATGCGCGTAGAGACTACCAGAGAATGGGCTACCAAGACTGGAGAGGCTCTGATAAAGTACGCTAAACACCCAGATTCTATAAGAATACCCCCTTTTCACTTTTCTATCGGTATGGGGCCAGCTACCTGGGAACGTTTAGTAAAACTATACCCCGAATTGCAAACAGCATTAGTTGAAGCGCTAGATATTATTGGCGAAAGGCGAATGAAACTTGGCCTGGAAAAGAAATACGATGCTTCTCTTGTCAGCTTTGTTCAACACCAATACCACCCAGATTGGAGAGCCGCAGAAGAATACCACGATCGCCGTAAGGCGCAGATTGCAGCTGACTCCAGTGGAAACCCTGGCAATACAGAAATACATGTTCATATGGACCAAATTCCAAGCACTGGATTGGTTCCTAAAAAGAAGAAGGAGGAGGATGAATAAAAAACGTTTAGTATTTGGAGAAAGAGACGGTGTTTTTTATATTGGAGAATCTACAGAAGTCTTTCCTGACAACAGAACAGAACAAGAGAAAGAAGAAGATGAGATTGTTGATGAAGTAAATAATCTATGGCAAATATTACTGGATGGAATAAATGAAAAATATAAAGATAAATACTATATTTATGCTTGCTCTTGTTGCTGCGGAGGAGAATCTATAGACGTAAGAGTGGATAAAGTTAAGAAGAAGGAGTCAAATGAAGAATCTTGATGATTATACAAGAGAAGAATTGTTAGACATTATAGATCAAGTTATTGAACAAGGTTATGGTATTAATTTTAAACTTATCGATAATATCACAGAAGGATTGACGAAGGCAAAAGAAGAAGAGCGTAAGCAAATTAGGTCCCAGATTTGCAAGGCAATTGCAGCGATTAATATTGTTTTAAAGCCGTTAGAAGAAATTTCTTTTCTTTTAAGACCAAAATTTACTGAGCAAATGAAGAAAAATTGGGAATTCAATGAAGCCTATTGGAAGGAAGACGAATGAAGACTAAATACACCCCCCGACAAACCAGAGAGATATTAAAGAATATGCTTAACTTGGGCTATTCATACATAGACTCTTTTGGGAAAGAGTTAGCCAAATTACAGTTAACTCCTGAAGAGATCAAAGAGAACGATCAAACTAACGAAAGACTCCATAAAGCAAATACTATTGTATCCACAATGACTTTAATAAACGATATATTGCACCCAGCACATGCAATATCTTTATCTTTGATGGACCAGAAATCAATACCATTTATAACACAAGTGATTAAACAACACGAAACTGCGAGAGAAAGGGGATTTGTCTCCAAGGGCTGTCCTTGCGAGACTTGTGTGTTAAAAGTTGCTAATGACGTTATCAAAGATCCTACATTGGATACAGTAGAAAATCTGACAAAACATGACTAAAGAAATTTGAGTCTACCAACGAAAGTTTTTCATGATCGCACACATTCTATTTGCCTTGATCTTATTCTTCTCTTTAAGCCCATTTTTGATGCAAAAAACGTATACTAAATCAACAAGCGAAACTATCATAAATGGGAAAAAGATTGTTTGTAGTAAATGTGGTAGTTTAGAGACTGCTTATGTTGAGATACGAGGCAAGAAGATGGTGGCATATTGTGCTCGATGCTTTGCATTGATGAATAAAAAGGGAACTTGATGGATGTTAACGACATACTCAACGACTTTAATGGCTTAATTAACTCGATTTGTATGATCGTTCTAATAATACTTACTTGGTGGGGAATGAAAAAAGAAGACAACCATAGGAAACATGAACGTGGACGTAAAAGTAGAGACACAGATAAAACTTGACCGGTTACAACTTAGATCATACCAGCAGCCAATCATTGATGCGATAGAGAACGAAGGCTACCGTCGAGTGGTTGCAATATTACCCAGACGGGCTGGTAAAGACATGACAGCTTTTCTACTTGCAATTAGAACATGCATCAAACGCGTTTGTGTTGTCTATTATATATTTCCAACTTACAGTCAAGGCCGTAAGATCTTATGGGATTCCATCACCAATGACGGCAAACGTATTCTAGATTTTATCCCTGATGAACTTATTGAAGCCAAGAACTCCCAAGAGATGAAAATTCGTTTTGTTAATGGCAGTCTTTTGCAGATTGTTGGTTCTGATAACTATGATGGCCTTGTTGGAACAAACCCTTCTTTATGTATATTTTCAGAGTATGCTCTCCAAGATCCACGTGCCTATCAGTATCTACGTCCAATTCTAACTGCAAATGATGGAACTGCGCTATTCATATCAACTCCACGGGGCAAGAATCACTTATGGGAGTTATACAACATAGCTCAGAACTCTGATGATTGGTTTGCTTATAAACTTTCTGTTGAAGATACTCATCACATATCACTTCATGAAATAGAGAAAGAGAAGGCCGAAGGTCTCATGAGTGACGATTTAATACAACAAGAATATTATTGCAGCTTCGAGATGGGTGTTGAAGGATCTTATTATTCGAAGTATCTAGATCGAATGAGACTTAGTGGTCAGATTGGACAAGTTCCATGGGAGAACGGGTTCAAAGTTCATACTGCGTGGGATCTGGGTATGAGGGATTCAACAACGATCATCTTTTTTCAGGTTATTGGACAAACAGTTCGTATAATAGACTGCTATGAGAATCAAAAAGAGGGGCTTGAACACTACATAAAAGTACTTGAGTCTAAACCTTTTTTATATGGCAAACATATCGCACCACACGATATAAAAGTGCGCGAACTTGGTACGGGTATTACTAGATGGGAAAAAGCGCGCCAACTAGGTGTTACATTTACAATATCTAATGATATGTCGATCATGGATGGTATTGAGTCAGTTCGTTCTGCTTTTAGTAAAATATGGGTTGATGAGATTAACTGCAAGAATTTACTCAAAGCTTTGGAGAATTATCGCCAGGAGTTTGATATAAAAAAACGCGTATATAAGACACAACCTCTTCATAACTGGTCTAGCCATTATGCCGACAGCATGCGCTATCTATGCGTATCTTTGGCTAAAGTTAGAGATGGTGCTTCTCCAGAGGAGATAGATAAAAGATATAACGAAGCGATGTACGGAACAAATAGGGGTTCTGGATTTTTTAGCGATGAACCAACACATTATTGAGGTAGAGATGTTAACTAATATTCTTGCTGGTTATATTCTTGTGCAATTGATTCCTGCTTGGGTTTCTTGGCTTGTTATAGTAATTTTTGTGGCGTATTCAACTTATTGCATTGTCGATATTCATTTATGGGAGAAACGTTTTAAAAAAGAAAGATTGCTTAGAGAAAAGGAAGTTGAAGAAAGATGCAAATTTTGGAATGAGTTATACGAAAGGAAATGAATGAACATAGAAGAAGAAATAAGGAAAAAGTTTAACGAAGAAGTAGATAGATTTAATGAATTAAATACCGGGTTAATTCTTTTTGCTAAAGTTGAAACCAAAGTTACCAGACTTGGTCTTTTAGAACAGGATTATATTTTCGATATGGTTGATAGATTAGTAGATCGCGTTATAAAAAGAATAAATGAAGAATATAAAGGCGAGTATTACATAGATAGCCATAAAGTTTCTTTTAACATAGAGAAATTATTTTTATCATCAAGAGAACAAGAACAAAAAACTCAAGAAGAAATTGTAAAGAATACTGTTAAGCATTGGATAGAAAAACCCATTGAAATAGAAGCAAATGAAATAGAAATAAAAAAAGAAGAAGACTTAAAGCTTAAGAAATATTTTAATAGCCGCACGAAAATAGAGCATTCTTTTTATAAGGAATTTGATTTACTTGTAAAAAAGTTCAACGACTCGTTTTATGGCCAGTGGTATATAGTAATAGAAAATATCGAGATTGATGTAAAACCTGGCAGCAAACCTGCAGAGGAATTTGAATGAAAAGAAGAAAAGATTTACAAACCTTAAAGGCAGATAAGCTCGGTGCTCACTTTGGACTTACGCCAGATGAACGCAACTTTGAAGCCTGCTTTCAGCATATTGATGACATATTGAAAGTATTAGCTGACGAACTTGATCAACAACTTAGAGACCAGCATATGTCATATGTTGTTGAATGGGTAGAAAAAGACACTTTTGGTTTTGAGGATTTTAGTGATAGCCGAAAGAGAATGGAGTTTTTAAAGGTTTTAATTGGCGAGGCTTTACACGTCTCTTATGTTCAAGCAATTATGCCTATTGAGTTGATAGGTCAGCACAAAGATCCCTGGTCCCGCATCAAAGGTTTTATGGCTTTAAGGCAAACTCCAGAACAGGTACAATCGCCTATTGCCGCAGAAGAGTATGAAATAATAAAAGAGATTGCGATAGAAGCTGAGCGACAAAAACCAATCAATCTTGAATCTGTGCCAGTTAATATGCAACGACCTGAATGGACAGAAGCTGAGCAGATGGCATTGCTTATGAAGAAAGAAAAAGATGAATTTGCTTAAGTGGCTACAAAAAAAGACCAGATATACAATTTCAAGTGAGCACGTGTTTGCCCCTACTGTAAAAGAAGATCCACGCACTCAAGAATCTATCAAGCGAACACGTAAAAACTTTGAAGATCAACAGCAACAAATGCAAACAAGAGCAATGAAGCCACATGCATTTGATTGCCCAGATCCTTGGACTTGTAAGAAAAATCCCTGTTTTGTGTGGGAGCCTGATAAGATTGTGGGTGAGTATACTGTGCCTTTAAAGACGAAGAAAAAGAGGGCATTCGATCAAAGAGCTTATGAGATTAATGGCAGAAGAGATGAAGATGATCGTAAATTGTTTGAAGATCTAAATAATAAGCTTGATATATAGAGTTGCCAATTCTAGAATTAGATAAAAAGCATAGCTGCTTTTAAGTAATTTTAGAAAGGGATATAGAATGTTGTTTCCCCAACTTTCACCGCAGTATTATAACGAAACAGATAAAGAGATCTTGCAGCGTATGGAGTCTTTCTATTCCGAGGCGATAACGATCAATCAATCGTTTTGGGGGGAAGCTGATACCGACACACGCTTTGAGGCAGGAGATCAAACGCTTTGGAATGACATCTATGGCAATTTACCAGCTAACAAGCGTAGAAATTTTAACTTTAATCGTATAAAGCGTACGATTAACATGGTTTCAGGACACCAGAGACGCAACAGAAAGTCTACGGTTGTAACACCAATAGAGAATGGTGATTCTGAGACGGCAGACCAGTTTACAAAGATAATGATGTGGATAAACACGCAGGAAAACGTTCTTGAGACCATATCTGAGTCTTTTCAAGGTGCACTAGTCACAGGTTTAAACTTTTTACACGTATGGGTAGATTATCGCAGTGATCCCGTCAATGGAAACATTAGAGTCGACAACTGTTCGTATAATAGTTTTCTTGTTGATCCTTATTTCAGGAAGGCTGATCTTTCAGATTGTAACTCCTTATGGAAGCGATCCTTCCTCACAAAAAGAGAGTGTATATCTCTATTACCAGACAAGTCTGAAGAAATCCTCGCCCTCATGGGAATTGACTCTGGGACAGGCCGTGACGGCAAGTTTCAGTTCATGCCAGAGAGCTATAATTACGGTTATAAGAACTTACTTACGTATGATGAATTCTATTATAGAGATTATAGAACGCAAAAGATGCTGGTTGATACGGAAACTGGTGAGACTCAAGAATGGCGTATTGACGACGATGACAAGCTCAAGTTATTTCTCAAGACTTATCCGACTATCGAAGTTGTTGATCAAGAAGTGCCGACGGTTAAGTTAGCAATTGTCATTCAAGGAAAGGTGATGTATGACGGACCTGGCTATAGTGGTGACCGCTATCCTTTTGTTCCTGTGTTGGGGTATTTTAACCCTCAAATGCCTTATTTTCCTTACAGAATCCAAGGGATGGTACGAGGCCTGCGGGACGCGCAATATCTATTCAATCGTAGAAAGATCATCGAATTGGATATACTTGAGAGTCAAATCAATTCAGGCTGGATCTACAAGGAAGACTCGCTTGTTAATCCAAAAGATGTTTTCCTTTCAGGTCAAGGTCGAGGATTGGCTCTTAAAGCTGAAGCACAGATGACCGATGTTCAACAGATAGTTGCTCCACAAATACCGCCATCCATGATCCAACTTTCAGAACTTCTAGGTAAAGAAATTTTAGAGATATCTGGTGTTAACGAAGAGTTGCTCGGTCTAAATGCAAGTGACTCACGCTCTGGATACGATACCATGCTCAAACAATCTGCAAGTATTACAACACTTCAAGTCCTATTTGATCAATTGGATAGATCGCAAAGACACTTAGGGAAATTAATTTTAGACATAATACAAGAAAACTTTACTCCTGGAAAAGTTAAGAGAATAATTGAAGAAGAGCCAACTGACCAGTTCTACAATAAGTCTTTTGGCCGTTACGACGCAGCTGTTGAAGAGGGACTTAATACAACTACACAAAGACAAATGCAATTTGCACAGCTTTTACAGTTACGTGAAGCTGGAGTGCCAATATCTACTGAAGATCTGCTTAACGCTTCAACTATGCAGGGCAAGAAGAAGATCATTGAGAATGCTCAAAAACAAGAACAAATGCAACAGCAAATGCAGCAAATGCAAATGCAAACAGAGATGCAGCAAGCTCAAGCTCAAACAGAACTTCTTCAAGCAAGAGCTAAAGCAGATACTGGACTTGGTCTTGAAAGAATATCTCGTATACAAGAGAATCAAGCCTTGGCCACAGAACGAGAATCGGCCGCACACAGAGACGAAGAAGCCGCACTGCTCAACTTGGTTAAGGCTCTTAAAGAGATGGAAGGCTTGGACTTAATGCATCTTGAGAAATTAATCACGCTATCTCAGATGGTTAAGGCTTCAAGTCAAGAGCAAAAAGGTGAAGATACTATGCAACAAGCTACAATACAGCAAGGTGCAAAGATGGAAATGCCTGGAGCTCAACAGATGAGTCAACCTATGCAAACAAATACGATGCAGAATGTATCTGCCTTGTAGATAGTGGTTTAACCTTACAGCACCTTATTGGTGGACTGTAGTTTCTACGAAAGGCCTAACATGGCAAAGAGATATTACGAAGAGAAGAGAACAGAAGCAAGAGAAGGCGGAATGCTTACTGCTGACAGATCAGCGGTAGCAAACATGCCACAATCAGTTAAGTACCACGATTGGCCAACTTCTGATAAGTATCTTGGAGAAGCTTCTCCTGAGTTAAATGACCAAATAACAGGCGTTAATGCTCAGATGAATGAAGATGTAAGTGGTGCAAAGAGACATCGCTCGCACAACAAGTACTAAGGTCATGCCTGCAATGATCAGGCAGCCTGGCAAGGGCAAAAAGATTGCTTGGGCAATACTTGGCAGGCCAGCCAATCAACTAGACAAGAAATCAGCTGCCCAAAAAAGGGTAGATGAGCAAATAGATAGCCAGAGATCAACAAGATCTAGGTAATCATGGTAGGGGGTCTAAGCAACCCCCTATTTCACATTTGGGGATATTTATGAAGAAATCAGGGATCATATTCATGGAAGAGATCTTCCGTGAGACTGTAGAGCCACGACGTCGGCAAGAACAAAGAGACAGTAAAAGGGTTAGGGCGGACTATACAGCTGTAGCAAATCTATCACAGGAGCCAATGTATAAAGAATTTCCTATTGGTTTCCAGGTAGAACGTTTTAGAAACGAATGCAACGAGGATTAACAATCAAATAACTAGGATTGATGTGGCAAAGAAAAAAAAGAAAAAAGGCACTGCTAAAGTTGAAAAAGTTATGCATGAGTTTAAGACTGGAAAGTTACACTCTGGATCTAAAAAAGGTCCTGAAGTTACTAACCCTAAACAAGCAATTGCGATAGCTTTGAGTGAGGCAGGCAAATCAAAGACTAAAAAGAAGCGTAAAAAGGGCAAATAGTATGGCTAAAAAGATAAAGAAAGTGATTAAGCATCTTAAGGGTGATATTAAAACTTTTAACAAAGAAGCTGCTGAAGACAAAGCGCTTATAAAAGGACTTAAAGTGAAAAAACCAAAGAAGTTTAAGGAAAAAGGTAAATCATCTGAGTCAATAGTTACTGAGATGCTAGAGAAAAAGAAAGATAAGAAGAAAAAGAAAAAATAGCTATCTTAAGCGGATACGATTTGGCGTTGCAGCTGTTAGCAACGCCTTTTTTAGTGTCTATTTTGTACACATAGCCGTTAGCAACGCCTTTTTTATTGTCTATTTTATAAATCTGTAGCATATTTAAAAAAGATTCATTCATGAGGTGCCGCAAGAATAGTTCAATTGGTAGAAGGTTGTCACTTAGGACGGCAGATTTGGGTTCGAGTCCCAATTCTTGCGGGCCATAAAGGAGATAAATGACTAAAAAGAAGAAGACAGTCGGTGCGATAGCTCTTGAGCTACAACAAAAAGCGCCAGAGACCAGAGATCCAATAGAAATCCAACGCGAAGTACATAAAGATTACATAGATAACCTAAAGGTAGCGGTTGACCGTGGTCTAAAAACCATGCAACATGACTTTTTTGTTGTAGTTATAACTAAAAAAGAGAAACTACTCGAGAATGTTCTTCGCAACTATTTTGCAGAACGAGGAACTTGTCCAACTCCAGATCACGATCAATCGGTGTACAAATATCATCATGGCTCAGGAAATTTAGAGTATCTATGGACTATTCCAGATAGACAAACATGCGAAGTATTTTTGCGCAACGCTGACAAGATAGTCCCAGAAGAGCAGTTACTTTTGGAGTTTATACTCAATTTCTATAATGGCGAACTTATGACTTTATGCAGAAAACTTAATGGTGAAAACCTAAAAACAGGAATAATACTGGAAGGAAATTAGAATGGCAAAAAGAGGCGAAGTACGCTTTAAAGGCTTAGAAGAAATAATTTTGGGTTTGGTAAAACGTTTGGACGATGTAGATAAAGATTTTGGAGACGATGCTTCTAATTATTATAGTTCAGATCAATTGATTGAATTGTATATAAAACGATTTGAAGAGTTAAAAAAACTTTTAGAGATTTATGCTGCAAGATACCCTGAAGATTCTAGAGGGTTTTATTTAGCAGATGAGAATGATAAAATACTTTATCCATTGCAGTTATCCTTTGAGAAAATTGAAAACATCATGATGGATAGCCAAAAAAGAATTGAAGATTGGGATAAATACGACGATAAAAAATTATCTGAGGAGACAAAATAATGGCAATGGGTAAACCAATTAGTAAAAATTTTTATTCAAGTGGGCAACAACGAGATATTGATATGCCTCCATTAAACGAGCAACCTCCTATCAGTGCTGCGGCTCCAGATCCATGGGCGGCTCCTCTATCCCCCGGAAAAAGTGCCGCAGCCCCTGTACCCGACGAGGTGCCTCAAGATGTCTTGAATGAGATGAGTCGTACACAATCTGTGGATAACTCAAACGAAGACAATCTGTCCACAGTTGAGGACAATTTGGAGGCAACTGAAGAAGGCGATGACGGAGATGAAATTGACGTAGTGATCCCGCAACCAAAACGTGGGCAAGAAGCTCCAGCTGCAAAAAGAATACGTGAACTTAGAGAAGCTCAAAAGAAAGCAGAAAGAGAACGAGACGAACTTCTACGTATGATGCAAATGCAACAAATGCAACAAAATATGCCAAAGCAACAAGAGCAACAACCAGAAGAAGATGATTTACTTATTGAAGATGATGCACTTGTCGAAGGTAAATATCTTCGCCAGATGAATAAGAAAATGAACCAAATGCAGCAACAACTTAAGAATTACCAATCCCAGTCTGCAGAATCGATAACTGAAGCACGTATCAAAGCAACATATCCAGATTTTGATAGAGTTGTTTCTCAAGACAATATCGCACAACTTAGAGAAGATTACCCAGAGATTGCTGCTACTTTGTCAGCTTCAACCGACCTTTATAGTAAGGCAGTTTCAGCTTATACGCTTATAAAACAGTTTGGGATTCATGCAGACCCAGTATTGCAAAATGACCGCGCCAGAGTTATTAAGAATACAGCCAAGCCTAGACCTCTGGCGTCGGTTAATCCACAACAAGGTGATAGTCCATTGTCTAAGGCAAATGCTTTCGCTAATGGCGAATTTACTGATGAAATTAAAGAGCAATTACGTAGAGAAATGATGCAAGCAAGAAAGAATATGTAATGAAATCATTAGCACAAGAACAGGCAATATTTGCCCGTAATGTGGCAAAATTAATTGAGCATATCTTCCAATCTGGTTATGTTTGTACTCTTGGTGAAGTTTATAGAACGCCAGCTCAAGCTGCAATTTATGCAAAAGAGGGTAAAGGCATATTAAACAGTCTCCATTGTAAAAGACTGGCTATAGACATAAATTTGTTTTCAGCAGATGGAAAATACTTCCCAGATAGCGAAGATTATAGGCCTTTTGGTGAGTATTGGAAGAAATTGCATCCATCAAACAGGCACGGGGGTGATTTTAAATCTCGCCCAGACGGCAATCATTTTGAGATGCAAGACTTGAGAGTTTAATTAAAATAAAAACAGGAACTCAGGAGCAGCAACTCCCAAGTTCCATAATTAATATGGGATATTTCACCCATTCTACGAACAATCTCATATTAATATTATTTAATAATTATGTACAGAGTGTAGATTATTACTTACGCCCGGGGGTTTCTTCTTTCTCTCCTTTTACCCCGGGCTACTTGCATTTTCCCTATTTTAAGTATTATACTTATCTTGACGTACGGAGATTCGTCAACTCCTATGACGTACCGAGATTCGTCCTCTCGTCGGACTTACGGAGATTAGTCCTCTCCTTCTGGATGTAAATTCTAAGACCTCATCCAATCTTAAAGAAATGTCGTATATTTAACATTATCTTTAAGGAAAAAAATGCCAATAACTACTACAACAATACTTCCTTCACCAGTGCAGCAAAGTTTTTCTTATAAATTATTGTCGGTGCCAGTGCCTAATATGATTCATAAGATACCTGCAGTGTTGAAGAAAATGCCACGTAATGGTGGTAATACACTTCGCATGAGAAGATATAATCCATTACAAACAGCTATGGTGCCACTAGGAAACACCGGTGTAACGCCACCTGCGCAGACGCTAACTGCTGTTGATATCGATGCACGCATCTCTTTCTACGGAACTTATGTGATTTTGAACGAGCAATGCACACTTCAAAATCAGGATCCAGTTTTAAATGAAGCAGCAGCGCGTTTGGGAGTTTCTCTTCGTCAAACAGAGGATCAACTCACTCGTGACATGCTCGCAGGAACCGCAGCTTTCATTAACTGCGTAGCTGGTGTAAACGGCGACAATCCAACAGAAATAACACGTGCAGATATCGACGATATCGTACGTTCACTTTTGGGAAGTAACGCCTATACAATTCTTGATAACATCGAAGGTGACGACAAGTTTGGTACAGCTCCTATAAGGGATGCATACTTTGCTCTTTGTCACACAGATTTATCTAGCCGTTTAGACGGAATTAACGGATTCCATCAAAAGAATGACTACCCATCTCCTATGAATGCATTGCGTTCTGAGTGGGGATCTGCTGGAAACTTGAGATTCTTGATCTCATCTATTGGTTCAACACAACCTGTAGGATCAATGCTTGGAAGAACAGTGTATAATATCTTCTGTGTCGGCATGGAAGCTTATGCATGTATCGAACAAGATGGTTATAGCGCATCTTTCATTTATAGGCCACCTATTTATGATGGTCCACTCGCATTAAATGCAAGTGTTGGCTACAAGTTCGCCGAAGTGCCGCGTATATTGAACGATTTATGGGTACTAAACTTGCGTTGCACGCTATAAAGGAGAATACATGAATAATACAATAATACAACAAGGTAGTTTTATTTCTAACCAAAATAACCAATTTCTTCAACTTAGATCTGGCGTAACCTGGATTGAAACATATAACTATACACAAGCATTAGCTGTTCAAATTGCTCCAGTTGGTGTTAAATTCTATTGGCAAGCGGGTATGCCTGCAGGTTCTGCTTTTGAAACAACTAAAGGCGTTTTAGGAGCTGCTGGTGAGTTTGTTGTTGCTACCGGTGGATTTACACCATTAGATACAACTATTACTCCTATGGGAACACTTTATACAGACATTACAGCGGTTTCTAACGCTGCAATACCAGTAGTAACATCGGCTTTAGCAACAGCAGCGAATGGTTTAACTCCAGGCGATGTTGTTAGATTGACCAATGTTGTTGGCGGACGTCAAATCAGCGGTATGGATTTTACTATTGGTTATAGTACGCCTGTTCCTGGAAATCCAATAGCTGGAACATTCAGTTTAGAATATATGCCTCAAATGGTTGCTGCTACAACCGGTAACTGGCAAAAAGTAAATAATGGATCTTTCGGAGCTCCATTCTATCCAGCAAGACGCTTTATTACTGCCGTATCTCAAGCAGCACAAGCTGTTATTAGATTGAGCGTAAGACACCGTTATGTAGTTGGACAAAAGGTAAGAGTTTCTATTCCAGCAGCATATGGAATGACTTTGCCTCCTACTATAGCAACAATTGTCGCTGTAAATACAGCAACTGCATCTACTGGTAATACTATAACAGTTGATATCGATACAACAGGACTTGCTCCTTTTGTATTCCCATTAACCGCTGTAGCAGCCGTAGGAATGAATTTTGCTCAAGTTGTTCCAGTTGGTGAAGACACATCTCAAGCTTTGTTTTCTGGAACTGATATTCTATCTGATGCAACATTTGACGATAGCAGATATGGAATCTTATTGGCTGGAGGTACTGTTGATACTCCTGCTGGTATGAACAACGATGTGATTTACTGGAGAGCTGGTACATCATTTAACGTTTAAATAAAAAGGCAGGGATTTATCTACAAACCCTGCCCGAATGATGAAGCAAACTTTCGGAGAGTATTAAGCTCGAAAGTCATTAAAAATATACCAACAAACAGAAAGGAAAACAATGGCCCAAATTAATAAAATAGAGTCGTCAGAAGCAAAACCAATGCCAGAGAACTTAAAATTTAAAAAAGAAAAGGATCGCACCCCTGTTCGTGGTAAGTTTATATTCCATGAAGTTCCAGGCGGTCGCATGGATTTCGTTTTCAGAGCTTATAAAGGCGAACCAATTGAGAAGTATTCTATGGCCGATGGAGAAATATGTACAATTCCATTGGGGGTTGCTAAGCACTTAAATACAAACTGTTGGTATCCTGCATATGATTACAAAGACGATGAAGCTGGAAGACCTGTTTGTAAGATATCTTCTAAAATCAGGCGTTGCAGTTTCCAAAGTTTAGAATTTATTGATGTTGAAGGAGTAGCTCCAGTGGGTTCACCTATGACGGGAATAGAAAAGATCTAACTTTTTAGGAGAGAAACAATGCCTATCTTAGCTCAAACAAGCCCTGTTTTTCAGCCTGCAATGCGAGTAATTGGACTTTTAGTTTCTATTGGAAACATAACTAGAATTGTAACGACTATTCCTCACCAGTATGATGTTGGTATGATTGTTCGTTTGAATATGCCTGTTGGCTTTACTCCTCAGGGACTAAATCAGCAAGTTGGTGAAATAACTGACATAATTGACCCAACTACGTTTTATGTTGGCATAGATTCTAGTAAATTAGATGGTTGGACAACTCCTGCCACTTTTCCAGAGAATCTACAATATCCTCAAGTTACTCCTGTTGGAGAGGTTAATTCGCAACTAGATGATGCGACTAGAAACGTACTGCCATATTAACTTGGAAGATAGTTTTACTATTGTTACTATTAAAGAAATATAACCTATGTTTAGGAGTTAATAATGGCAAATTCTACGCTTGTTGCGATACAGAATAAAGTTAGGCGGTTGACTAGAAGTCTCTCTCCTGCCCAACTTACTGACGCTCAATTAAATGAGTATATAAATACATTTATACAATATGATTTTCCAGAACACTTAAGATTATTTAACTTGAGATCTACATTCTCTTTTTATGTAGAACCTTTTGAAGATTTGTATGATCCAACTGTTTATGGTCCAGCTAGTCCATTATATGAGTTCAATCAGAAGTATATTACTGTTCACCCACCAATTTATGTCGCAGGATATCAGGCTTCTTTTTTGGAGTCCAGGGAAAAGCTTTATGCTTTATACCCAAAACTTGCTGCTATAATGCAAATTGGTTCAGGTAATAGTGTTAATACTCAATTTACTGGAACTTTACCAAATCTAAATCCAGGCAATTGCATTGTAAGAAGAAATGTTCTGTTTGATTCAATAGATCTGAATGGTGATGGCGCATCTATGATAGATTTCCCGATAACTGCAACTCAGGGTAATTTATATATTCCCGGAGGAGCGCCAACATCTACAACGGTTCTTGATCCAAATAACTATATAAATTATGTGACTGGACAGTTTGTTGTAACATTTTTATTTGCTCCTGCGCAAGGCGATGTTGTGAATTGCCAATATGTAGCCGTTCAACCATCAAGGCCAACAACTGTATGTTTCTTTGATGGATCCTTCATAGTTAGACCGGTTCCGGATCAACCATACGAAGTAAACATGGAAGTATATGTCCGACCACTTGAATTATTGGCTGCTGGACAATCTCCTGAACTTGAAGAATGGTGGCAGTATATATCTTATGGTTGCGCTAAAAAGATATTTGAAGATCGTATGGACTTAGAATCTGTGCAAATGATAATGCCTGAGTTTAAAAAACAAGAAAACTTAATCAATCGCAGAACAATAGTACAACAAACATCACAACGCGTAGCAACTATATATACAGAAGATAACAATCAAGCAACCCCGTTTGGTCCAAATAGTAATGGTGGCTTCTAAATAAAAGGATAATAAAATGGCATATAATGGCAATATTCCTCTAGCAACAGACAGACCTTCAGACTCACAACCGCAAATACATAATAATTTTACAGGCATACAAACACTTGTAACAGTAGATCACGTTAATTTTGATCTTGCAGGGCAAGGTTTTCATAAAAAAGTTACTCTTCCAGCTCAAGCACCAATGCCCCTCATAGGCGCGAATGGTGGCTTTTTCAGCTTTTTGCATCCAGCAACAAATAGAAATCAAACTTATACGCATAATCAAATATTTGCAGGCACTACTGACATACCAATGACAGCATCTATCTTAAGTTCAGCAGCACCAGCTACTGGGTTATCTGGATGGTCATATTTACCTTCTGGAATAATAATGCGTTGGGATACTTTAGCGGTGGCTGGAGGCGCTCAAACGCTAACTTTGCCAGCATTACCTGGTCTTGTTGCCTTAACAACCGTATTTAGTGTAAATATAACCCCTGCAACGGCTGGACTTACTGTGCAATTAACTGGTATAACAAACAATACACAATTTACTGTTAACTCTTCTGGAGCTGGATCTATCAGGGTCTTAACCATAGGAAACTAATATGGCAAATATTGATAGGTTTATGATTGCACCGATTAATTCAGGTCAGCAGGGAGATACAAGAAGTTGGTTATTGCCCGAAGATGCTTTCAGTAAGTTGCTTAATGCTTATGTTTTCCGTGGACGTGTCCGAAAAAGAACGGGTTCTTTAGTAATGAATACTCTTGTTGATCAAAAATATCAGCAAAATTATACTCGTTTAAGAATTAATGTTGGAACAACGGCTGCTATAACGGGAAATTTTAATGCTATTATGCCAGGAACTATTTGGAAACCAGGCCAAATGTTTTCTGTTGATGATTGGGTATTTACTGCGTATCAAGTTAATGGCGATACATATACAACTTCTATTTCTGATGCAACTTATAATACTGCTACTGGCGCACTAGCGATCACGGGAAATAATTTTAATCCCAACTCTATTGTTTATTTCTATCCGTCAACACCTGTTATGGGTATAACTCAATATATAGACGTGAGTCTTGCAAATGACCCAACAATAGCTTTTGACCAACAGTTTGCGTACCAATATAATGGTTCAAGTTGGCAAAGAATAGGCGCAGCCGTATGGACAGGAACTGATTCTAGCTTTTTCTGGGCTACAAATTGGCGTGGTGTAGACGCGCAAGATTACATTCTTTTTGTGGTTAATTCGACTCCAGCTGACGGTATAAAGTATTGGAATAGTATTGTTTGGACAACCATGAAACCGCAAGTAAACACTGGTGGTACAACTTTAGAGTCAGCTGTTATTATAGTGGCTTTTAAAGATAGATTGATTTGTTTAAACACTTGGGAAAAAACAGGCGCTACAACGTCACAATTTGGAAACAGATGCAGATTCTCTCAAAATGGTACACCACTTATATCTGCAGATGTTAATGCATGGCGTGAAGATATCCCTGGCAAAGGCGGTTTTCTTGATGCACCAACAAAAGAGCAAATAGTAAGTTGTGGATTCGTAAAAGATAGGCTTATTGTTTATTTTGAGAAAAGTACCTGGGAATTATCATATACTCAAAACCAAGTGTTACCATTTGTTTGGCAAAGGCTTAACTCTGAACTTGGTGCTGAATCTACTTTTTCTGCGGTACCTTTTGATAAAGTTGTTTTGGGAATTGGATCAAATGGTATACATGCTTGTAATGGATCAAACGTAGATCGTATAGACCAAAAGATACCAGACGAAGTATTCCAAATATCAAATCAAAATGAGGGTATCTATAGGGTTTGTGGTATACGTGATTATTTTATGCAACTTGCTTATTGGGCTTTTCCAGATCAAGTTTCTAAGACTTATCCAAACATGATGCTGGTATATAATTACCTGAATGGTACATGGGCACAATTTGAAGATGGTATTACAGCTTTTGGATACTATCAACCACAATCTAATTTAACATGGGCGTCTTGGACAAGTACATGGGGTGAAAGTCTTGCTCCATGGAACAGCGGTCAAAATGAATTACTATACAAAGAAGTGCTTTGTGGAAATCAAGAGGGTTTCACTTTTAGAATTGCTCCCGATCAAGCCATGAACGCTAGCGTTCTGCAAATAACTAATATAGTCCCATCTGTCATAGTTGGTTGGATGGAATTAACAATAATCAATCACAGCTTAAGTGGTGATCAATACATATATATTCAAAACGTAGTTGGTATACCTCAACTTAACGACAAGATATATGAAGTTGTTACAATAGACCAAAACACCATAAGAGTATATGAACCATCTTCAACCGGAACTTATCTTGGCGCAGGTACCGTTGCCAGAGTATCTAATATAGATATTGTTACAAAAGAATATAACTTTTATGTCGATAAGGGCCGAAATGCTTATATCTCAAAAGTAGACTTCTATGTAGACTCTACTGTTAATGGCCAAGTGACAGTTAATTGCTTTATTGGCTCTGCTTCTGGATATAATATTACTACAGAAGCTCAGCCAGATGTTCTTCCTGGAATGGTTGGAATATTGGAAACGTTTCCTTATTCGTTTATTCCAATGGAAGAATTTATGACACAATTATGGCATCCGGTATATCCTATGGCCGAAGGGGAATCGGTTCAATTACAGATAACTATGAATGATGCCCAGATAACTAACTCAACAATTGCTTTTGAAGATTTTCAAATGCATGCTATGACTTTCTATACTACTCCTACTGCTTCAAGATTGCAGTAATATAAAACACTGTTTCACACAAAAGACCGGCTTTAACACCGGTCTCTTCTTTAAAAGGAGTTCCGCTATGAAAGGAACTAGTTTAAACATACACTATTGTTTTAGGAATTCAAGTACGCAGTAGCATTTGGTATAAGCTGTCATATTTGCAGTTGTAGTTATATTTACATTTGTAGCGTCTACAGTGATTGTTGTTCCTGTGGTTGGTATTGGGAAATAAAGTAAACCTGTTGGATTTGACGCCGTTGCATATATCCGCGTAAAACTCCATGCGTTAGTTACAGCTAATCCGTGTGCAACGCTTTTTGTTCCATTATTTGGAAGTGTTCCAAAATCAATAGCCTTCCTGTAAACTTGCCTGTAGGTCAAATAATTAGCATCGTCTGGAGCAAGAGTTGGATCTGGGAAAAAAGATTGCCCATTAACGAATTCTGTTTGTGTGTAATATCCAGTATCTTTTAAGTCCACTGCCTTAGAAGTATTACCCATGTTTTGCTGTAATCTTACAAGTAACTCTTTAAAGATATCAACTGTTATGAAATCTGCGTCATCGGGTAACACATCCCAAATATTAGTAGTGGGTAAAAATAGACCCGTATCATTTTGAGCCATTAAATTCCTTTCTTATTTTAAGTTGTTTGTTATATCATGATACTATCAATATAGTACTATATTCATTTAGGAGAAAATTATGTCAAAAAGATCACTTCGTGCCGAAAATAAACAGTTAAGAGCTGATTTGGAAGCTACGCGCGCCAATTCTGGTTCAAATGTAGCTGGTGGAGCAATCCAGGGTCCGATAATAAGAGGTGCAACGTCAAACAAGGGTGGATTTTTTAAAGATACACCTGGTGGAATGATGTCTGCTTCTCAATATAGCCCTCAAGAGATGGAATTAATGCAGAAAATGGCTTCAGAGGGCTATTCTGGATTAAAAGAACTTCTTGGGCAAAAGTTTAATTTTGCACCAATAGCACAACAAGCAAGAACCAATTTTACACAAACAACTATTCCATCTATTGCTGAAAGATTTTCATCTCTTGGAACAGGTGGTTCTCAAAGATCAAGCGCTTTCCCTCAACTTTTAAGCCAAGGTGGTGCTGGATTAGAAGAAGCATTAGCTGCCCTTCAGGAACAATATGGATTACAGGAAAAAGGTATGAATATGGGTGCTCTTGGGCAAATGATGGGACAAGGTCTTACTCCAAAATGGGAAAATATGTGGAGGCCTGGTATGGAAGCGGGATGGAAAACAGCCGCAAAAAGTTTACAAAATACTGGTTCTCAACTTGCTAGCAAATATATGTTTGGAATGTAAAGGAAGACTATGCAAATAATACCTTTTGAGCCCACTTTTGGGCAATCTTTTGGCAAATCTCTGGGTGAAAGTTTAGAAACTCTTGCTCATGGCAAACTAGAACAAATTCATAGAAGAAACAAAGAAAAGTCATTAGCATCAGTTTTTGGTCCAGATTTAGCTAAGACTCTTTCACATCTTAATCCACAAGAATTTGGATATGCTTTAAAATATTTGGGTCAGCAAGGCGCAGGCCAACAACAAACAGGTCAGCCGTCTTACGATCAAGAGCAAGCAAGTTATCTTTTGGGTCAACCTCAAGCGCAACAAGCACAACAAACTTATTCACAACCACAAGCACAAGCATTTCAACAAGCGCCTGTACAAGAGATAGCCAAAAAAGCAGTTCAATCTGCGCAGGCATCTCCTACTTTAAATAGACCAACTGCCCAGCCTACGGTACAAGCAGCTGCGCAAAAACAGGCAACAATGCAACAACTTGCTGGTACTCCAACTGCGCAAATGCCTGCTGGAACTCAAGGTATGAAATTAACTCCAGAGTTAATAACGCAACAAGGGCCTCAAAATGTTGCTAAAGTTGGAATGGCTGCTCCTGTAAAGAAGGCGGCGCCTTTAACGGTGCAAGAATTCCAACAAATGCAGAAACCAGCACAAGTTCAGCCTAAAGTTGCTCCAGTTACATCAACAGTTGCAGGAAAAGAGAAGCAAGAAAGACCTGCGCCTAGTATAGCGACTATTGAAATGGGATATAAGAAAAATAAGCCTTTTCTTGATGAATTATCTAAAAATGCAAAAGAAGCTCGCGAAAATAATATGCGTCTTCAAAGAATAGAAGAATTAGATAAGACTGGAAATCTTCAAAATCCTGCACTTGCTAGTGTTTTAGAAACATTACATTTAGATTTTCCTGCTTTAATGAGTAAAGAATCTCAAGAATTAAAGAAACTTAGCTCAGATTTTGTAAAAGGGGCTAAATCTATATTTGGTTCTAGAATAACAAACGCTGATTTAAAGGTATTCATGAACACGGTTCCAACTTTAACTCAAACAAAAGAAGGACGTGCTGCCGTTATAAGAAATTGGAAGATGCTTAATGAAGGGACTTTTGCTAGAGAAAAGGCTGCAAATGATATTATTGAAGAAAATGGCGGAGTACCTCCTATTAATTTGAAACATAAAGTTGAAGAAAGAATTGCCCCAGAATTAGATGCTATTTCTAAGAGATTTGTGCTTGGAGATAATCAAGAATTTAAAGTCGGACAAACTTTGAACGAATTGCCAAAGAATCCTTCTGTTGGAATGGTTTTAGAATCTCCAAAAGGTGATATTAAGTGGAATGGCAAGAATTGGGTTAAAGCTTAACTGTAAGGATAAATATGGCATACAAGATAAAACAAATATCTGAGCCAGAAGAATCGTGGCTTGGAGCGGGCGCTAGACACGTTGCGAGATCAGTTGCTCGTGGCGCCGAATCGGTTGTTGGCCTACCTGGCGATGTTATGCAGTTCGCATCTGATATAGGAGTCGTTCCAGAATTTAATGAAAATATGCCAAGACCATTGCCAACTTCTGGTGAAATAAGAGAAAAAGTAACTAAGCCATTAACTGGTCAATATCTAGAACCAAAAGGTAAAGGTGAAGAGTTTTCTGATGAAGTTGCATCAGATTTGGCTACTTTTATGTTGCCAATTAAGGGAAAGTTGCCTTTTAAGGGAGCCGTTGTTAGGGCAGTTGGTGGTAATGTTGCCTCTTTAATGGCAAAAGAGGTTGGTTTTGGAAAAGGCGGTCAAGTTGCCTCAAAAATTGGATTTAATCTTCTTGCTGGTATACCAGGAACCAGAAAAGCATTAGTAAAAAATCAAGAAATCTTAAAAGAGGGCTTCGATAAAACAATACGTCCAATGGAAAAATATAGAACAACTTCTTTAGATCCCTTGATCAGTAAAGCTAAAAAAGTGGCAGAATATGGATATGAACATAAAGTTCCATGGAAATCTGCTATTCTTGACGAGGTTGAGAGGCTTGAAAATTCAATGTCTGGGCCTAATTATTTGAATATAAAGAAGTCAGTTGCCCTTGAAGAAGTTCTTACTGATAAACTCAGAGCAGGCGAATTTCCAAAAAAATCTGTAAAAACTATTGAATCTTTAAGGGATGGCCTTAAAAAAGCTCATCATGAGTTTGCTAAAAAAGAGAATCTTGAGTTTGGTAAATATTATTTACCGTGGAGTGATGTTGATAATGGCTTAAATGCATCTTCTAAAATTGGAAAGTTTGTTCAAAATAAAACCAATTTTAATTTTAGTAAGTCTAATTCATTGACTAGAAGTTTGTTTTTGGGTTCGATGGGAGCTGCTAAAGTTATACCTGCTGCTGGATATAACTTATTTAGTCTTCTAGGTAAATCAAACATAGCTCGTCAGGCTTACGCAAATGTTATGAAGGCCAGCGCAGCTGGAAATGCCGCAACAGCGCTTAAAAACATGAACATATTTGATGAAGAGGCTAACAAATTTAGTCCAGAAAAAGAAAAGGGCGCCTATAAGATAAAATCTTTGGGTTAATCTTTTCTACTATTAACTATTGCGCTTGTAATTATTGCATGTAAAAACAGACCAATAATAATAAATGGTACAATAGGTATGAGCCATTTAACTATAGTCATAACTATAAGAAGCAATGCTAATAAAAACCCTGGAATACTTGATATGAGATAAGATAAGATATTGTACCCTTGGGCTATCAAAAATAAGATTAATATTACTGCGAAAGCAGATTTTTTATCTAATTCCATTCGTTTTCCTTCAATTCATTCATTCAACAGAGATACTCGAGTATCTCTGTTTTTTAATCTTTCAATATTATTTTCTATCTTCTTTTCAGTCTCCACAATCTTCTCTTGTATCCCCTGTATCATCATCTTTTCTATTTCCATGTAGTTCTTCATGCCTTCTGTGATTGGGTTACTTCTGTCAACTTTCATTATGAAATCTTCTTCTTTTGGCATAACAATCATGCCCTTCAGATTGTCACTATTTGCAACTCTTCTCATCGAAGATCTTATTTCATGTTTAGGTGTTTTCTTGAAACATGGGCATAGGCATACAAGAACTCTTCTGAGAAAGCCTTCTTTTATTGGCGTATTGCCGTAACATGACATAGGTATAAGAATTAATAGGACGAGCTTTTTCATAGATCACCTCACTATTTTCTGAAGATTAACCATGCTAATAGTATACCAACTAAAACGTATTTGAGTGTAATTTTATCGCCTTCAGTTAAAAGTTCGAATCTATCTGATGGGGTTGGCCTTATATAAACAACTCTTTCAGTTGTTTCATTTCTTCTTTGTAGCCTCTCGTTCTCTTCCCTTAATCTCCTGTTTTCTTTTTCATTGTAGTGATCTCTCTCGTCTCTTACCTGTACCTCACGATACGCGGGCGCCCAGCCTTTGTAGCCAAAACAATTTACGCTTATAAGTAATAATAATAATGTCTTTTTCATATGGAACTCCTTAAAAAATGGTTAATCGAACGTTTTTTCTTTCTCTATCTGCTTCATTATTGCCCTTAAAATCCACTTTTTTATTGTTATATTCTTGACGCTCGCGCTTGTTTTTATAAGAATCTTTACGTCTTCAGGTATTGTTATATACAACCCTACTCCATACTTATCTTTTTTCTCTTCCATGTTTTTCCTTTATTTCAAGTGTTTTCATATATATAAATATATAAAAATATTAAAATAAAGTCAAACAATTTCTTTTTCTTTTTTGTATGTGTTTAGCTATTTACTAGAAGATAATAATTTTTAACATTTTAGGAGAAAATATGCCTATTGATAGATCAAGGCCGAAAGTCGCTTATGGCTTAACCAATGCCTTACAGGAGTTATCCCCTCAGCCAATAATATCCACTCGTAACCCAGGAGTAGCTGACTTAGCTGAGCTTGGTACTTTGTGGGTAAATAAAAATACAAATGCTTATTATATAGCTACTTCAACAGCAGCTGGAGCAACAAATTGGCAAGCTCAAGCAACAGGTGCTGGAGTATTTGCTGCTGTTACCGTAACAGGTGCAATTGGCGATACTCTTACAGTTGTAGCTGATTCTGATTTGCAAGGTGATGTTGCTATTGGTGGCAATACTGTAATAAATGGAAATTTAGACGTTGTTGGCGATGCTACTGTTACAGGTGATTTTGATATTACAGCTGCAGCAGCTGTAGCTATAGCTTCTACTGTTAATGCTTCTCCAGCTATATATTTACACGCAAACGGGGGAGTTGCCGAGTCAATAGACATTCGTTCAGATCAAGGAACGGGCTTAGATTCAGTTTATGTTCTTTCTGATGTTGGTGGCGTAAGAATAGAGTCGGCAGGTTTAGCAAATAATGCTGCTGTAAATATATTAGCTTCTTCTGGTGGATTTCAACTTGATGGTGTTCTTACTTCTGCTATAAATGTTGTTGGCGCTGGAGAAGATCTTGACGTTACAACAACTGGTGGTTCTATACATGCCATAGCTACAGAAGCTTCTGCAACAGCAATTACATTAACGGCTTCAAATGCTGCAGGACAAGTTATAATAACAGGTGCTGGTGGTATAACAGGCGCAACAACAAATAGCGCTATAGCTCTTACTTCAGGAACAGGTGCTATAAACGTTGGTACAGATGCTTTTGCAAAAACTATTACAGTTGGTAACAATACTGGTGCAACTTCCGTCGTTGTAAATGCTGGTACAGCAGGCGCTGGTTCAATAAACGTTGGTACAGCAGCACATGCAATTCCAATCACAATCGGTAACGTAACGGGTGCAACAGGCGTAACGGTCAACACAGGAACTTCGGGCTTTGCTGTCAATACAACTGGCGCTGGTGACGTTGTTGTAACCTCAGCAGACACAGTTCTTATTGATTCAGCTGGAGTCTTAGAGCTCAATTCTAGCGCTGGCGTAATTGGAATTGGTAACGACGCTGTCGCTCAAGATATGAATATAGGTACTGGTGCGGCCCAACGTAATATTACAATAGGTAACGTCTCAGGAACTTCCACAGTAACACTTAACTCAGGAACAGGTGGCGTAGCTGTTAATACAACTGGAACAGGTGATGTTGTTGTAACTTCAGCAGACACAGTTCTTATTGATGCTGCTGGTGTATTAGAATTAAACTCATCAGCAGGCATAATTAGTATTGGTAATGACGCAGTAGCCCAAAATATGAATATTGGTACAGGCGGTGCCGCTCGTACAATTGCAATCGGTAACATAATAGGCGCTACAGCAATAGATATAAATTCAGGAACAGGTGGTGTTGATATAGTAACTACAGGAACAGGTGACTTTACAGTAACTTCAGCAGACACAGTTCTTATTGATTCTGCTGGTGTATTAGAGCTTAATTCAAGTGCTGGTGTAATTGGAATTGGTAACGATGCAGTAGCCCAAAACATTAATATTGGTACAGGCGCCGCAGCTCGTACAGTTACAATTGGTAACGCTACAGACGCAACAAGTGTTGTAGTTAATGGCGGAACAGGCGTTATGCAATTCGGTGCAAATGCTACTGCCCATGATACAACCATTGGTTCTATGATTGGCGCCTCTATGACAAGAATCCAATCTGGAACAAATGACTTGATCTTGGACTCGGCCGACGCAATGGTTTTAGGTGCAGCAGGCGCTACAACAATAGACACTGTTGGCGTTCTTGAGTTAAATTCATCTGCTGGTGTAATAAGTATCGGTAATGACGCTGTAGCTCAAAATATTAATATTGGTACAGGTGCAGCAGTTCGAACAATTACTATTGGTAACGGCTCTGGTGCATCAGCTCTTGACCTTGATTGCGGAACAGCTGGAGCGTTAATTGCAACAACTGCAAATGCTCACACAACAACAGTTGGTTCAACAACTGCTGGTTCTGCTTTAAATCTTCAAGCTCCTGCTGGAACAGCTGTCGTTGCTGCAAGTGGCGTAAGTATCACAACTGCAGGCCGTGGTGTATATCTTCCAGGTGGAATAGCTGTATTAGCTGGTGCTGGAGATCCTAATGGTGCTGTAACCGCTCCTATTGGTTCTTTATGGCTAAGATCAGACCCTGCGGGTGCTGCCAGTCGCGTCTATGTAAATACTGACGCTGGAACAACTTGGGCCAACTTCACCGCTAGCGCATAAATATATAACTTACTTAAACTAAACAACTCAGTATGGTACGATTTAAATATAGATCGTACCATATTTTATATAATCGAAGTTTTTACATTTAGGAGAAAATAATGTCAGTAGGCAATAGAATAAAAGCCATACCAATGGTTACATTCGATACGGCAACTCTGGCCGGTGCATACTTGCCAATAAATCCGGCAGGTTTGCCTCAGGCTTGTTCAATGATAACACTACAAAACGAATCAAATAGGGATCTTGATTTAAGTTATGATGGCGTAACTCAACACGATATACTTTGGAATGGGGGAGTTATTGGGTTTTTACCATCACAAATGCTTTCTCAGCCACCAAACAATATATGCTTGTGGCAAAAAGGTCTAGTAATATACGTCAGAGCCGCAGCTGGAATTGGAAATGTTTATTTAACCGGATTCTACCAAGATTAAGGAGAGACAATGAACTCATCTATAAGAATGAAATTTGAGCCGGTTAGAACGCGCGGTTTTGCGACTATCGGCGCAGCATATATGGGCGTAGGGACATCACTTAATAACCCAATTAGACAGTTTTTGGTACAAAATCTTACCGATGTAACCCTGGTTTTTTCATGGGATGGCATTCAAGATTGTTTTAAGTTGCCTAAGAATGGGTTCTGGGTTGAAGATATAACTGCAAACAAAACAAGTTCAGAAGGTTTATACATTGCTGAAGGCGACAGGTTGTATGTTAAACAGGACACTGTAGCGCCAACTAGAGGTGAAGTTTGTTTAACAGTAATGTATGGATCACTCGACTAGGAGCTTAAAATGAGCCAAATGGGAAGATATTTTGTTGGTATAGAAACAATGACTGGAGATGTTGGTGGTCCAATAGATCCAGATAATAACGGTAATTTAAACCTGGTTGGAACAGCAGGACTTGTTGATGTAACTGGATTTCCGTTAATCAATACATTGGTCATAGATTTAGATGATTCTGTAGCCAATCAATATGACTGTGATGTGGGTACAGCAGTACCAGTAGCACACATATTAAATGTTAACGGTGTCCACGGTATTAATACTTTAGGACTTTTAGATACTATCTCTATAGCAATTAATAACACAATAACTTTAGGCGATCTTGCCCCTGTGGTGGGAGATGCATTAACGATTACAACTGGTAACGAAACAATATCTGCAGGGAATCTAAACGTTACAGCTGGAAATATTAATCTTCCTGTAAGTAATAACGCAGGAACGCAAGGCTTTATAAATGTGGCTACAATCCCATTTATGAGTAATTTGGGTACAGATAATACCTTTTTGGGTTTAAATTCTGGTGGATTGGTACTAACAACAGCATTAGAAAATACTGGTATTGGTAGAAGCGCCTTACTTTCTTTAACTACAGGAAATAATAATACTACAGTTGGTGGTTATGCAGGAGATGTTATAACTACAGGTAGCCAAAACGTAGCAGTTGGCGTAGATGCTTTGGGTAATATAACAACTGGATCTTATAATACAGCCATAGGCTACAATTCAGGAAGTGCTTTAACTATAAACGATAATAGTAATATTTTAGTAAATAATATAGGAACAGCTGGAGATAGCAATCTGATCAGAATTGGCGTATCTGGCGGTGGAGCTGGTCAGCAAAATAATTGTTACATAGCTGGTATAAACGGTGTTAATGTTGGTTCTGTAACAAGAGTAGTTTCATGTTCAGGTGATCATCTTGGAACGACAGTTATAACTCCTGGAACTGGTGTATCAGTAACAGGTGGCGCAAATACAATAACTGTTGGTGTTACAGGTGATGTTGCAATGTCATTTCCAACAGATGCTGGAACGGCAACTCCTGCGGCTAATGCTTTGACGGTAGCGGGTGGTACTAACATAGGAACAACAGGCGCAGGTTCAACTGTTACAGTTAATTTAGATGCCGCTCTTACAGGTATTACAAGTATAACAGGAGCAAATGGCTGTTCATTCCAAACAGGCATAACCGCTGGCGATACATTGCTTCTAAAAGCTTATAACAACACAACTTCTGGTTATGATACATTTGCTACGCTTACAGCAAATTTAGTGCCAACATTCGATCTAGCAACCGGAACAACTATTGGTGGTGCTTACATATATAGAGCAGGCGGCACAGATGTTCCAGTAACGGATGGCGGAACTGGTGCATCAACTTTAGCAGATCATGGTATACTTTTGGGTCATGGAACTTCAGCAGTAACATCACAAGTATTAACAGACGGCCAACTCCTAATAGGTAAAACAGGAGCATTTGACCCAGTAGCAACAACTTTGACGCCTGGTACAAATATTTCTGTTACAAATGGTGCTGGCTCAATAACTATAGCTTCATCGGGACTTGGTGTATTGAATTATACGAACGTTGCCGTAACGCCTTATACTTCTACTGCGACAGATAATTATCTTAGTGTAGATACGTCTGCTTTGGCAATAACAATAAAGCTGCCTGATGCAGCAACTGCTAATAGGTCTTATACAATAAAAGACAGAATAGGTGACGCTGCTACTAGAAATATCACAGTTACAACAGTAACTGGAGCAGTTCTTATTGATGGTGCTGCTACATTTGTTATGAATACAGCGTATGAATCGATAAATATTATCGGTAACGGTTCAACTTTTGAAATATATTAGGAGAAAATATGGCATATAAAAGAATTAGTCCAGCTCCTGTTGCTGAGGGTGGAACCGGCGCTATAACATTAACAGATCATGGGATTTTAGTTGGCTCAGGTACTTCGGCAATAGATGCAATAACAATGACAGACGGTCAACTACTCATAGGAAAAACTGGTGCATTTGACCCTATAGCTGCTTCCATGACATCAAGTGGGGGTACAATAACAATAACTCCCGGAGGTGGCACTTTAAACATAGACACTGCGGCCGCAATTGCAGCCTCTTTCCCAACAGATGCTGGAACAGCTACTCCTGCAGCTGGCGCATTAACAGTAGCTGGCGGAACAAACATAGCGTCAGCAGGTGCTGGATCTACAGTAACTTTGAATCTTGATGCAGCACTTACCGGCATAACAAGCGTAACGGCAGCCAATGGTGGCGAATTACGCACTGGTATAACAGCTGGCGATACTCTTTTACTTAAGGCTTATAATAACACTGGTGCAAGTTATACAACATTTGGAACGCTTACAGCAAATCTAACTCCAACATTCGATTTAGCTTCTGCTGTTACTATTGGTGGTGCTTATATCTACAGAGCATCTGGCACAGATGTACCAGTTGCAGATGGCGGTACAGGTGTTTCTACTTTAACAGCATATTCAGTTATTTGTGGTGGTACTGCGGCAACAAATCCGGTTCAAGCGCTTGCGTCTGTAGGAAATGCTGGAGAAGTGCTTACCTCAAATGGCGCGGCAGCTTTGCCTACATGGCAAGCAGCAGGTGGTGGTGGCATAACTTGGTCAGTGGTAACTATAGATGCTGGAATAACAGTAAATACTGGTATTATAGCCAATAAGGCTGGTCTTTTGACGATGACTTTGCCAGGAACTGCTGCAATTAGTGATCAAATCAGAATAACTGGAATAAACACAGCAGTTGGCTGGAGAATAGCGCAAAATGCAAATCAGCAAATATTCTTCGGTGATCAATCAACAACGGTCGGAGTAGGTGGTTACTTAGAGGCAACAGCTATTAGAGATTCTGTTGAACTTGTTTGTGTTGTTGCTGGAGCAAGCACTGTTTATAACGTAGTTTCGTCAATAGGCAACATTACAGTAGTTTAGGGAGATAATTATGCCAACACAAAATAGTTGGAACAATAAAATATCAACGGGTCCTGCTATCACGCTTAATAGCGGCACAAATGCAATAAATATAAGCTCAGATGCCTCCGCAACTACTGTTAACCTAGCAACGGGTGGCGCAGTAAAAACAGTTAGCTTAGGCTCAACAAATGGTGCTTCTGTAACAACGGTAGATTGTGGAACTGGTGGCGCCAATTTTGGTGCTACTGCTAATGCGCATACAACAATAGTTGGCTCAACTTCAGGTGCAAGCGCATCTACATTTCAATCTGGATCAGGAGCTCTTGCAGTTACTTCGGCAAATGGCACATTGACAATAAATAGTGGCACTGGAGCACTTGGGATCTCTACGGATGCTTCTGCAACCACTCTTTCTATAGGAACTGGTGGAGCCGTGAAGGGCCTCACTTTGGGATCAACGAATAGTACGAGTGCGTCAACGCTTCAGAGCGGCTCTGGAGCACTTAATGTGACTGCAACAGGTGGCGCATTAACGATAAACTCTGGAACGGGTATACTTTCTATTTCTAGCGATGCTTCTGCTGCAACGGTAAATATTGCAACCGGAGGTGCCGCAAAAGTTGTGACTCTTGGCAGTACGAATGGTGCGAGCTCTTTGGCCTT